TTAATCAAATAATTAAGGTATAGAGAAGGCTGTATGATGGGGAACGGAGTGCTGTCCCCGGAAGACATTGTCTCCCAGGCCAGACTGATTTTGGAACCCGTTCCGCTTGCCAATGAATCGCTCGCCGCCCCATCAGAAACCAGAACACGACTTTGCTGTCCGCTGGCGCTGAGGTATCCATGAGTGTGCTTTGCCATCTCGGTTGGAAGCTGTGCATGTGACGTCGCTCCGCGGATTCCGCCACACCCCCAATTAGCATCGGAACCTACCGCCACTCTACCGCGCATATCCGGGAGGTTGAAAGTAGTCTTACCGTCACCGGAGCCATAGGTCGTGCCGATGACAGAAAAAAGTTGTGCATAGGTGGTACGGGAGATTGCCTGACCCTGGCAGAGCAGCCAGCCAGTGGGAGCGGCAGCGCCCGCGAACGGGATCACACATCCGACGGGCATGACCGGCACAGCCTTATTGTTGGCGTCACCAACAGAAAACTCGCCGGACTTTGAAGTGCTGATGCATCCATAATTGAGTGTATCAGGCCGGTATTTGGAAGCAGAGGACTGCCTCCAGGGCAAAAAAGGCCACTTGGCCATAAATCAAAACTCCTCTCCATAGACACCGGAGACCGGCATCCCATCTAATTTTGTTTTGTCAGCGGCCGACATGAGACCGTTGGCGGACTGCGTAGCCACGCCGTAGGTGGTGTTTGTACCAGGGATACCGAGAGCTGTGATGTCAGCCTTTACAACCGCTGCCGCCGCGCTCACATGCCCATATGTATCGACTGTGACCTTGTACAGGCCAGACGGCCTTTGTGTGTAGGATGGGTGCGTGTACTTATTGGCCCCGCTGGAAATACCGTTGAGCTTCACCTTATCCGCCGCCGACATAAAACCGGCGGCGTCAGTAGTGGCAGCAGCGTGGGAATGAGAGCGCAGCGCATAGCGGGCCTCTATTTTCGACAATGCGTAGCTCAACCGCTGAAGAGATACCCATTTCATACAACGTCACCTCATCCAGCGGCAAGGTCGGTGAATATCTGGTCGATCTCAGCGTTGGTACACTCTTCGATTGTGAACGCACCGCCGAGCGCATCCCAGGCTGTGCCGTTCCACGCAACGTTCGTGCCGGCAGGGCCATAGGAGGACGCAGCCTGGATGTCATAGACGTCGCCCGCCACCTGACCGGAGGCAGGCAGCTTTGAAGCATCTGCGACAGAACCCTTGTAACGGTACATCTGGGTAATATCGCTCTTGAGCGCGTAGGAAGAAGCTGCGCCGAATCCGTCAAGCTTTGTCTTATCCGCTGCCGACATGAGGCCGTTGGTGGACTGCGTGGCCGGACTGTATTTAGTGTCAGGAGGCGTCTGCCATGTGCCGTCGCCGCGCAGATATTTTGCCTGGCCGCCCGCAGCCGGAGCAGGGACAAGACCGGCTTTGCCCGCTGCAGAAGCCGACGCGCCGGACATATCGGTGTATTTGGTGTCGTTATCCGCGCCCCACACCGCCGTGCCGTCGGCAGACCAGCGGAGGATCTGTCCGGACGCGCCGCCCGTTGGAATGTGCTTGCTGCCGGAGCTCGTGGGATGTACATATTTGTTCGCGCCCGCAGCGACCCCGTCGAGCTTATCCAGGTCGGCCTGCTCGATCTGGTCCAGTACGGTTTTGTTCGCGTGTGAGTGATTTCCCTCGCTGGCAGAATTGACCTTTTCTTTCAGTGCGTCGTCGAGATCCGTCTCAGAGACCTGGCTTTTGCCAGCCAGCGCTCCGGTCGGTACGCGAACGTTCACCTTGCGAGAACCGTCCGGCGTGAGATCGCTGCCGTTGACCTGAACACCGACGATAATATTTTTCTCCGCAGCCGCCGGTGCATGAGCCGCCTGACTGTGTGTGTACGCTGCATCGTAGTTGCCCTTGAGCGCGGCAGTCAGGTCATTGGCGGAAAGGCCCTTGCCGTCCACTTTGTCAACTTTCCCTTGCAGCAGCGTGTGTATTTTGCTGATCGCATAACGCAGCTTATCAAGAGATACCCATTTTGTAGCCATAATCAAAATCTCCTTTTCTGTACCCCGAGATCCTTAAAAATGTTGTCAATGTCTTCGTTAGTCGCCTCTTCGAGGACCGGTTCGGTGCCTGTAGAGGGCACGCCGGTATCCACGTACTCGCCAAGGTCCGGATCGTAGACCCACCAGGTGCCTGATTGGATGTGAGGATAAGTGTTCGCAGCGTCCCGTGCATCCTGCGCTGCGTCCTGTGCCAGGAGACGGTCATTCTGAACAAGCTGTATAAACTGCTGGTATTCATCCGGGGTATATCCGGGCGGTGGCTGTGTCCCCGCATCCGGATGGTACAGGACCTCAAATCCGATCTCGACCGTATAGAGGACCGTTCCATCCGCTCCCACGCCGTCGATCACCGCCGGATGATACCCGGATTCGGCCAGGGCTTGGGGCGGAACAGGCAGAACGCCATCGTCAGGAATGAAGAACGGGACGGCATTCTCATGACCGCAAGATCGAAAGGTGATGCGCTTGAGCAGCCCATCCCATTCAGAGGAAAACGAAAACACAAGCGTTTCATTCGTGACACTTCCAGCCGTGCCAAGCGTGACGCGAGCCGGAGAGACCCGGTACCCATTCACAGATATCTGGACCGGCATAGGCTCACCTCGCTAAAATGTTTCTCCGTGCATATCCACTTCGCCGTCATTGTCGGCGTCATAGACACTTTTGAGCATAAGGCCCGTCTGGTCCTTGACGCCCTGAAGTTCCGTGCGCAGCTGCTCGATGAGTTGCTGCGCCTGCTCCTGCAGCTGCGCAGTGGGGATACCCGTGATCCCGTCGCGCATAACGCCGCAGACGTTCTCATCCATGCGCAGGTCCGTAATGTCAGCCTGCAGGAGCTTCACCGCGCCGGGCTGTACAAGGATAGACGCCACGTAGATCTCATCAGCATGTGTGTCCCGCACGGGCGCTGTGAATGTGGGGGCATTGGAAAACGCCCCCTTGCGCAGGAGTGTCTGCGGGGCGTTGTTGTCCTTGTCCAGACGAAGGACGACAACGTCGATGCGTGACAGCGTCCCGTCTGCGGGGTCCAGCGTAAAAGTTTCCGGTTCTTCCGCCCATACAGCGGTTCCCCAACGCTTATTGCGCAGAAGCCAGCTGTAACCGGGGTGCAAAGTGACAGACATCCCGGTCCCTGAAGCCGTCACGGCAAAGTTGTCGTCGCCGGAGAGTACGCCGCGCGTGCGGGTCGCAAACCACGCCCCCAGTGCGTCCGCTTCATATCCTGTATTATCGAGAGGAAAGCATTGTAACATCGTTAGACCTCCTGTAAAATAGAGATATCCCCGAGCTGCAGCACAACATTGCGGCCCGACGCCTCATAGATCGTGCGCACACCGGTCAGCCGTGCCGCGAGCCGGAGACCGTACCGGGTGAGTTTTAACGGGAGGACGTCCCCGAGAAAGTAATCCTCACCGTAGTACATGAGATCCTGCCTGGCGTCTGCCGTGACCTCCAGCTTCTTTATCTTCTCAGCAAGTTTTTCAAGGCCCCGCACCCGGAGCAGCGCCTCGTACTCAGCGTCTGTGTAGGTGTGTTTGGTGTACGAATATTCAGGGTTTCCGTCCTCATCCACTTCTCCGGTCGGCGTGGCGACTTGATACGAGGTGGAAATGTCCTTTGCATCCACCCATAACTCCCGGCGCTCATCGCCGGCCCAGCTGCCCAGGGTTACGGTCACGACCTTGCGGTCCGCGCCCTGATCCTGCCCGCCGACCACCGCCACATTCTTCCAGTTGACATCCGAATCCACGATGCGGATGTCAGCGAGGTTTCCGATGTCGTCGCCAAGATACCCGACAAAGGCGTCGGAGCCCTCGCTGCTCCGATCTGTGCCCTGGTATACGCAGAACATCTCCACGCCGGTAGCAGGGTCAAAGGTCTCGCGGAATCCCAGGCCATGGGCTTCAGCCAATTCTTCCAGAGATTCCAGCACGCTGCCCCAGGACGTCTGGCTGTCGGTGACGGGCGTGAGCCCCATCGGTTTGGCCGAAGCGCCCGGCAGCCCGCGCCGGTTATCGTTTACAAGCTTGTACATAGCTGTTTCAACGTTCTTTACAAGCGTTGTCCACATGGCCACACGTCTCGCCCAGCGGTTTGTGGAAAGTGGCGCCCGCACGGTCATGGTGGCCTTTTCACCCGTGTCGGATATTTCGATCTGGGCGATCACAGCACTTTCGGGCTGTTCTGTGCACCAGAGCCTGCGTCCACGCCGGAGCAGGTCCAGATTCTTGTCTGTGGCCGCACACACGAGCTTAACTTCGCCCGCTCCGGCATACAGGGACAGCCACTGCAGAGAGTCTATATCCTCCACTACGCCCTGGCGCAGGAGGTCTTCATCGTACACATACAGGCTATACACCAGCCCTCACCCCCCTGGGCGCCAAAACACTGACGCGCAGCCCTTCCCGGTTGTCCGCCGCATCGTATCGGAATGTGTTGACGCCGGGCTGCAGCTGCATATTCATGTCGCTATCCGGCGACAGGTAGCGGAACCCATTTTCCTCCACGCCGTCCGCATGGCGGTAGATCACACGCTTGCTACCGTAGACGGTGGAAATGGTAAAGCTTTCTCCTGCCTGAAGAGTCTTTGTGATGCGTAACATCGAGCCGGTCTCCACCAGCAGTACCTCGGGGGCCTGTACCTGGGCCATGGCCTTCAGCTCGACCGTGAGGTCGATGGCGACGTCACCATCATTCAGTACGCGCTTGAAAGCGCTCGCCTCATACTTTGAAATGTACCATTTCCCACCAGTGTAAAACGGAAATCTGAACAACGCCTTGATACCGGCGAGGAGCGTGTTGGCGTCATCCGCCGTCCGCCAGTAGGGGTACGGACAGTGAAGGATGAATTGGAACTGCTGTATCTCAGCGGTCTCCTCCATGACAGGCGTGCGTTTCGGCGTACCTTCCAGGTACCAGCTCTCGCCGTCCTCATGGATGAAGAAACGTGCCGGGATCATTGGACTCACGCAGGACAGCAGCGTCCGCCTGTTTTCTTTCAGGTTTCCAAACAATACGCCCGTGACCGTGAGGTCCCTGGGCCGTACCGACTGGGACGAGCGGGTGGAACCGATCTGGTTTACGCCCTGCGTCTCGGAGATGTTGATCTCGTTGGAGGAAAGGCCGTCGATGCCCGTAATCCAGAAATCACTGTCTTCGCTGAAGGAAACAGCGTTGTTCGCCGTGATATATTCAAAGGTGAGCATTTACGGAAGCCTCCATTCATCTCTTTCCATCGCTGCCATGGCTTCGGTGCTCATCTCAGCCGGGCTGAGCGCGTCATGGCTGTAAATATTCTGTACAAAGGTCCTGCTGGATGCGCCGCCAATATTGGTGACGGACATGCCGGACGCTGCCGCACCGGCCGTGGCAAGCTGCAGGTTGTTCATCATGACGCCCTGGCGGAGCATGGCTACAGCCTGAGACGCCTTTGCGCCGAACGACAGGATACCGCCGGCCGCCTCAATGGCAGCCTGGACGGAATGCTTCATCTGACCCACGAGCCCGCCTTCGCCCTTCTTGACGCCCTTTGTCCAGCCTTTCATGGTCATAAGGCCGATCATGTTCTCAAACAGATGGGACGGAGAACGGATATCCAGCTTCCGTTTTGCGGCATTGTAGGCAGCGGCCGCAGCGTCAGCCATGGCGCTCACAAGCCCGGACGTCCCGGCGTTGATACCGGAAATGATACCGTTGATCATCTGCTGGCCGATGGACGGGAAATTCGAAGCCTTGACCTGATTCTCCGCGGCAGTCTTTGTGTCCTTGATGAGCTGCAGGGTGGCGTCCTCCAGCGCCTGGTTCTTATCCACGCCCGCCGCGATGTCGTCCACCATATCCGAGCCGGAGTTCGTGACCTCCGGCAGCCCCAGCTCCGTCATGAGGGCTTTTGTGGCAGCTTCAGACCCATTGGCAAAAACCTCGCTCAGCTCACTGAGCTGCGCATCGGAAGCCCTGACCAGCTCCGCCACAGTGGCAGCCGATTCGGGACCTGCGTCGCGCAGCTGCTGGAGCAGGCCCTGGTCAAGACCACGCTCCGCAAGTGTGACCAGATTTTCGGACCATTGCTGCAGGGCTTCCTGATTGTGCCGCAGGTTGGCGATCATCTGGGAAACGCTGACCTCACTCTTCGTCTCGATCTTGTCGAACATGTTGGTGGCAGCGTCCGTGTAGGACTGGAGCGCGTTGGAGCGCCGCTCCATCTCCGCCTCCTGGGCAGCAGCCACGGCTTCGGCATTGTCGATGACGCTCTGAGCGGCAGCTGTATCGGTCTGGGCGATCTGTGTCTCCACCTCAGTGATGCGGTTGCCGATGTCCTCTTCCTGCAGCATATATGCCTCGCGGGTAGCATTGAGCTGTTCCATGAGCTCGTTGTACTCGCTCTGTTTGAGGGCTCTGGCTTCCAGTTGAGCATCCAGCTCCGCCTGTTTTTCATCCAGCTCCTGTACTTTCTGCTTAATCGTGGCCTCTTCCTGGTACAGCTTATTCTGGCGCTCTATGAGGGTGTTGCTTTCCTCAACGGCCATCTTGGCGTCGATGTACTTGTTCATCTGGTCTGTGTTGAGGTTGAGATAATCGCCCTCTTCACTGTAGGAAAGGTTCAGTCCGTCATATTCCGCATTAAGCTGCTCCACATAGGACTTCAGCAGGGCCTTGTCGGCTGCGGATTTGTTTTCTTTTTTCGACAGCTCCGTGATCTGTGCAGCCAGTTTTTTGGATGCATCCGCTTCAGCCTTGAGGGACTTCACATTGTCCTGGTGGCTTTTGGCGCTGGAATTGGTGGATTGCTGCAGATTTTCCTGTGCGCCGGCCAGCTCCTCCACAGCTTCCGACTGCTGTTTGAACGCCTCGGTATCCCTGGTCAGCCATTTGATGAGTGCGGCGATGCCTGTGACGAGCAGGGCCGCGGCGGCGATCACGAGTCCCACAGGGCCCAGCAGCGCCTTGATGGCCACGCTCAGCGCCGTAGTTGCGGCTGTGAGCAGGGTAGATGCAACCGTGGAGAGGGATAGCCCGGCGGACATGCCGCCGAGTGCAAAGGTCTTCGCGGTGATGATGCCGGTGCTGGCCATCTCCGCCACGATCTGTTCTTCGGTAGCACCCTTGCCCAGCTTTGCCATAGCAGCCGCCCTGGCTTCCGCCAGCGCTTTCTTATCCAGCGTAGGCACGAGCAGTTTGTTTGCTGCATCTGCTGCAATCGCCGCAGCTGCAGCAAGTTCCTGCTGGCGGGTAAACGCCTGCATGACTTTGTTGCTCCCGTAGGCCAACATGAGGCCGGCCACGGAGATGGCAAGGATGTCCACATTCTCAATGACAGGCGGAAGCACCGCTGCAATCATCTTCAAGGCTTTTTCAAACAGGCTGCCGAAGGTTTTGATGGCGTCGCGCATCGTGGGCCTGTTCAGTGCCTCCTGCGTATCATCAATAGACAGGATAATGGACTGGACGCCGCGCGTAATCGCAGCGCCCATATTATCGAAAGTGGCGCCCCAGCTTGCGCCGGCCTCTTTGGCTGCGCCGGACAAGGACGGAAACCGGGATGTACCAGTGGTCATGGCCAGGTTCATCGTGTTGATGAAGTCCATGGCCGAGAGCTCGCCGTCGCTCATGATCTGCGTAACATCCGAAGCGGTGACGCCGATGGCGTCCGCATACATCTCGATGGCCGGGATGCCGGCGTTCAGCAGCATCTCCATGTGCTCCATGGTGACGTTGCCTTTCGTCTGCATCTTACTGAGCGCGTCCGTGACGGAACCGAAAGCGGCGTTGGAGCCGTCGCCGTAGAACGCCACGGCATCGCCCCAGGCCCGCACGGTCTCGGTCGATTTGGATATCTCCATACCACGCGACGTGAAATTTTGAACGGCCCGCGCCGCATAGTCAAGTCCGTAGGCCGTGCCGGACACGATCTCCGTGGTCTCCGCCAGCGCCTCATTCGTGGCGGAAACGTCGCCGGTCATGGTCGTCATAACGCGGGAGAACTGCTCCATGGTGTCGATACGGCCCATGGCCTTGTCTACCGAATTGGCGACCATCTGGAACCCTTTTTCCAGGAGTTTGAAGATCCCCAGGCCGGATACAAGATTGTTGAGTTTGTTAGCCCCGGTCTGAAAACCGTTAGCGTCCAGTTCGGTATCAAAAACCAGTGTGCCGTCATATGCCATCTGTCAGTTCGCTTCCTTCCTGCGTGCCTCTTCCATTTCGCGGTGTATTTGTTCAGAGCGCCGCCGCATCCGTTCCTTCATATCCCGCTCCATCGCCCTGGGGCTGCGCTTTTTCGCCGCGATCAGAGGTTCGAGCTTCCAATGGTCTTTTTGCTTCTGCACGGCTTTTTTCATCGCACGGTCCTTGATCTCTGAGATATCCACCGTGCGGTAATAGATGATCTTGCCCATGGGCGTTGTGTCCGGCAGTGAAAACAGCAGGGCGCGAAACTCCCACCAGTGTAGAAAATCGACCGTGGCAAGGTCGATGTTGTATGTCGTGCGGAACGCCGAATAGATCAGCGCCGCATCCTTATCGAAATCATAGGCCCGCGGCGCATGCACCATGGCCTCGCGTTTGCGTTTTTCTGCCTCCGTCTCATCGGCTCCGCCGCAGTAGAACCAGAACAGCTTTTGAACAGCGTCGTCAAAATCCGGAGGGATCTTCTCGAACAGGAGCTGAAACCCGGCGTAGACCTTGGCTGCGTCCGGCAGCTTTTCATCTGCCAGCGCCCGCTCGAACTGGATCATATTCCGAAAATCCGGATAGATGGGATACCCGCCGATTTCCTCCGGCAGGCCGCCGTCCAGCAGGATATTCATTTCTTTCCGTCCGCCTTTCTGCGTGTGGCGCGGTTCGGCATATATTTCTTGATCTGCAGGCCGACGGCATTGCCTTGCTGCACAGCCGCTTCTCCGATCTCATCACACAGCGATATCACATTGGAAAGACTGGTCTTGGGGCCGAGCAGCTTGTTGCAGGCGCCGTCCCCGAATATTCCGTCGATCCAGTCTGTGAGCAGCCTGACGTATGCCGCCATCCAGTCCGTGTATGCTCTGAGCCCGTACGGATACGTCATATCCGCAGGCATGGGCGGCGCAGACGCCGCCTTTTGCGTCATCTCTTCACTGCAACGGAGATACCGTTCCAGGTCCTCCGGGCAGGAAATGTCAAAATCAAACTCATGGCCCCGCAACTTCATCATCTGCAGTTTTCCTCACTTTCTTTTTCTCCGTCCGGGGCTCCGGCATATTCGCATCGGCATTTTCTTCCATGCTCAGCGCGGCAGCAGCGCCCCCACTGAACATTTCAGCAGGGGCGCTGTAGCCGGAGCCCCCTGTCAAGGGGATTTGCTGTAGGTATATTCAGCAGGCGTGCCTTTGGCGGTCAGCGTGGCTTTGATGCCCGCGTTGCTGCCGGCGGCGCCGGACGGGTCTTCGTCGATGACGATGGAAATGAGGCCCTGTTCGCCTTTGCCGGTCAGCATGCAGAAATACACATATGGCTTGATCACGGTTTTCCCGGTGCCATACTTGATTTTGTGCGCCAGCAGCGCATCCTGGAACGCATCGCCCGCGTACCGGTCACCTGTGAGATTGATGGTGCGGGTGGTCCCTGTCTTGACGTTCTGCGGGCCGCTGCGGATGTATGTGACGTCGTTGGTCACGGCGCTCAGCGCGCCGGAATGCTCCGTGATGCCTTCCTGAGCGACCAGATAGTCGTCCGGCTTTGTCTCCGTACCTTCAAGGCCGATGGCGAGGACATAGTCGTCTGCCGACACAGGCCCTTCATACTCGGGTACAGGCGTGATGCCCGCCATGAGTTCCGAAAGTTTCATAGATTTAGTGCTCTCCCTTCTGGTAATATGTGAGGCGGCACTGGATCTGGTAGTGTGCCTCGGTTGCTGTTGCGTTGTACAGGTACCCTGTGGATATGGCTTCGAGCTTCTGAGCCATGCGGCTGCCCGGCAGCTTCGGCAGGGCGCGGCGTTTTGTCTGCACGCGCATCCAGTCCTCCAGACGCTCGAAAAAACCGCTGTTCGAAATATTTGTCAGGACGTCCTCGCCGTAAAGATTGCTGCTGGCCAGAACGAACACGAACTGGCGCATGGCGCTGCCGCCGTGGTACTGCCTGACCAGGCTGTCCACAGGGGACGGGCTGATCATGTAGGTCAGCGGCCTGCGTGTGAGATAGTCCACATTCAGCCTCCGCCCCTCCAGCAGCGGGCACTGATCCAGGTATTCCTGCAGCGCCCCGATGATGGTCTCATTCATTGTATTTCGCACCTGCTTTCTCAGCCGCGCCTTTGAGGATGTAGGTCCGATGGTCAGTTTTCATGCGCTCGAACCAGTACGCACCACGGCGCGGGTCGTATTTGCGTGTGATATCTGTACGGTAATACTGCCAGGCGGCATAGGGTGCGATCTGCTTGATCTTACCCGAGCCGATAACAGTACCAAGCGTGGCGCTCTTAATGAGCATGGAAGTCTGGAGCGGAGTATATGGGGACATGAGGCGGAGGACTTCAGAGTCGATAAAGGCCTGTGTACGGAGAAAACTCTGGGTGTGCCGAGCCCCGAATGCCGGGTCCCATTGCAGCCGTGCGGTGACGGCGCCGTTCCCGTTTTTGATCTGCGTAACACTGCCGCGCGGCGTGGTGATGGTCAGCAAAGCCATGTTATTCGCCCTCGATCCGCCAGTGCTGCATCTGCAGGCTGCCGCGCCGGTTGTCCCGGATGCGCAGGACTTTAAAACTGTCCGGGAACATTTTCAGCACATCCGCAGAACTCGTGACTGCAGCGGACACAAGGCCTGGGGCGATCATGTCGCCTACATCCACGGCAATGGCGTCCCGGGTAAAGATGCGCACGGTCAGCGTATCGCTGGCGGTCTCTCCGGCCGTACCGGGCTGAGCGCCTTTTTTCGAGTACCAGCTCACACCCGGAAACTGCGTACAGCTCCAGACGTCCCGCCGCGCAGCTTCGTCCCACGCTTTGTGGAACAGGGTACAGTCTGCGTTTTTAACGCCGTTCACGGCTGCACCCCCGTATACAGGAGATTGACGGGCCGGCACAGGTATTTGCGGCAGATGTGCAGCCGGGCGGCGTCCGCCGCGTCCTGAAGGCTGCTGTTCTCTGTGCTACCGCGATAGGTCACGCTGTACCCATCCACGCTCTCGCCGGCCACAGCCCCGCCTTTGGTGGCGAGGACGGCCTCATCCTGCTGCAGCATGGTATCCGCCAGCTCGCAGCAGCACAGCGCCAGCGCGTCCCGCATGGACTCCGGCGCGGCTGCGGCACGGCCCTGTGTGGCCCGGTCGATCTCCAGGCTTGACCGGGAGCTCCAGCGCTCGAACTCCTGGGCAGTCATGCTGCCATGCCACGTCCGGTTGTAGAAATCCCAGTTCGCATAGACCATACCGGCCGCCTCCCTCCGTTATTCCTCGCCCGGCACCGGTGCGTCGGCGTGTTCTTTGGCGATATGGTCCGCCAGGCCCTTTTCCGTTTTGTACTCCTTGCCGCAGTGCGGGCAGGCGAACACAGCGGACGGCTGCACAGCCGCAGCGGGCGCCACGGCCGCAGGGGCCGGGGCTGCGTATGTTTTACCGATCAATTTGCCCATGATGGTCTCCTTTCTCAGACGCCGGCGGCCTTATGATGGCAGAACACACCGGCGAGTTTATTTGCGTAGACGTCCGCGATGCCGACGTTGCGGTACCCGTACTTCCAGGCGTCCCCGGTCTGGTTCTGCTCCGGGGAAATGATCTTCGGCGCCACATGCTTCTGGAACTGGATAAGCGCCGGAGTATGGAGAATCATGAAGTTGATCTCCGCGCCGGCCACAGCCTTGACATAGTCGCCGGCGGAGGGCTTGTATGCCGGATCGGCAACGGGCGTGACATCGGCTGCCTTGATCTGTGCGCCGGACACACTGCCGGAATCCAGGATGACCTCCAGAGCGCCGGTATCGCCCTGCGCGCACTTGACGTAGTGCTTGCCGTACTTCCGGAAGCCGCCGGCCTTTTCGCCGTCTTTACCGCTCAACTGCTCGATGGCGGTGTAGAATCGGCGCTGGGGCACAGGCTTGACGGACGCAAAGCTCTCCAGAACTTCTCTGGATTTGTAGCTGTCCATGTCTTTGATGGCGCGCAGCAGCGTGGAGGTGATGCGCAGGTGGCGCTGGTCGGACGGCACCTCATTTTCGTCCATCTCGGTCACGGCGGCGCTGATGGCCGCGATCACGTCCGCGCCGCTGGAGAGCGTGGCCTCCGCGGAACTGATGCCGGGCTTGCCAGCATAGCAGGCGAAGCGGAAGGCGTCCAGCTCCGGCACGACCTTCGTGCGGATGAACTCCGCGGCCAGGCGGCCAAAAGCGAGGCCCGCGGTCTCGGCATTGTCCATCGTATCCACGGTGAACATACGGCCGCGGTCGAAATTGCACTGCACGGTCCGGTTCTCCATCTTGACGTCGCCAGCCACGTATCCGCCGTTGCGGTCGTAATCGGCCAGGCCGTCCATCTCCAGCATGGGGATGATGAGCTCGTTGGCGTTGGCGCCCTGGCGCGCGAGCTCCGGCGCGCCGTCCAGGTCGGACGTACAGGACGCCAGCTTGTACACTTCGTCCAGCATGGGGACGTAGGATTTTGCGAGTTCAATGAGATTGGCCATTGTTTTTTCCTCTCTTTCTCAACGTTATTTCTTCTCTGCGGGCAGGCCCATGGCCGCGCGCATGGCAGCGTCGTCCGCCGCAGCGGAAGCGGAGCCTGTGCCTCCGGCATAGGGAGGCGGAGGCGGCGTCTGGTCCTCGAATGCGTAGGCGCTGTTCTTCAGCAGATCGTTAAACAGGGCCTTGCCGTCTGCGTCCCGGTTCTGGCTCTTGCGCAAAGCGTCCATACGCTCCGTGCCCGCCAGCGTGCGGATCACCGCGCCGTCACGGCCGTGGTTCTGCGATACGAGGCCATCGAACCAGGTATCGAACTTATACGCCTCCAGCTGCGCAGCGGCGTCTTTTTCCGCCTGCTCAGCCTTGGCCTTGTATTCCGCAGCCTCCTTGCGCACGGCCTCGATATCCTTGTCTGCAGCCTGCAGGCCCTCGATGGTCTTGTTGGCCTCCGCCAGCTGGGCTTTCGCGTTCTTTAGCTCCGTGGACTTGGCCTCGAAATCGGCCTTCGCCGTGAAGCGTTTGCCGATCTCTGTGGCGACGGTCTTGTCGATGTCCTCGGTGTATGCGTCCCCGAGGAGGGTTTTCAGCCAGTCAAACGTCATGTCTTTTTGCTCCTTTCGTATGATGGGTGGATGTTCGTCAGCCGCTGTCCTTTTTATCCGGCCAGTCCCGGTACTGCGGCGCCCGTTTTGTTGTCCGCCGGGCCGGCGGTATATGCATTTAAAAATGCCCTTAAAACACCGGCTACAGGTGCTTTAAAGGGCATTGTAAAAGGGACCCACGGATGGGTCCCTCTATACCATATTTTGATAACGTTCTATTCCAGTGGTTTTGAGGGCGGCGCATATTTGCGGCGTAGCTCACGCAATTTGTCAAGCATTTCCCGGTTGATTGCATTCCACTCTTCCGTACCGGGGCCGTCGTCCCGGCCGTGCGGCGTGTCGTCGTTTTTGTGGCGTTCCCTGCAATCTTCCAGTTTTTTGAAATACTCTTCCAGAACAGGACCCGCCTCAGCCTGGTATGCTCTGTGCCGTTCCTCGTCAGTCATATTGTTCACCCTTTCCGCCGCCGCTCATATTTGAAATTGTACAGTTCTGCCAGCTGCTGCAGAACGAGATCATAACCATTTTCGTCGATGTCCCAATTTTCATCCTCAAAGGCACGAGCACAGGCTTCTGAAGCATATATCCTATCAAACTCCGCCGCAGCATCTTCCGGCGCTACAGTGTCCGGCGTGCGCTCCATCGTGTACTCGTAAATATCGTCCGACGCCTGCTGATATTGTACACCGTAGCGGAAGAAGAAATCAACATCATCCGCGCTGAAGCTGCAGTATGTCTCTTTCGGCGGGTGGTTGTGGTACGAATACGACCCCTGTAGGGAAACGCCCTGCTGCAGCTGGATGTTTTCCGGGTGTACCCGGCGTTTGCCTCCCACCGTATGCCAGATCGTACCGTCTGTTGTAATGGAGACGTCTTCCTCATGGTCCAACGGCTCCAGATCCTGCCGCCATTTTGCAAGGGTGGATGAGACCTGTTCACGATTGGAAAAGTCCACATGTCCTGCGCGCATTGGAGCGCCGTCTGTATCTGCTCCGCCCGTTTTGCCGGATGCACGGCCGCGCAGTCCCAGCATTCTGGCCGCCCACGCGGCCTTGCTGGCCTCACTGCGCCCGAAGGTCGCCACCATGGTCCGCCAGTTCTCCGGATCCTGCCCGGTCTCACGGCAAAAACGCTCGTATTCCCGCCGCTGGTTCTGCAGCCGGATCTGGCGTTCCTTCAGCAGCTGGTCATCGCCCTCGGCTGCGAGGATGTCGTATTTTGTCTGGCTGATCAGGCTCTCCAGCTGGCGCTTGCGGTCCCTGGCCTCGCTCAGCGTGTAGTGCTGCCCATTGTACCAGACGCCCTTTTCATTGTCATCCAGATACTTCTGCAGCTGCTCATCGCTGTATGCACGCGGGCTGACGCCCAGCCGGACGGGATACACAAGATGACGGCAGTTCCACCAGCCGAACTTTCGGGCCAGGCTGTTGTTGATGCGGTCGTATTCCTCTTTCGAATATTGGCGGCCTTGGTAAGGCGCGTGGTCGGGAGCCGGGGCAGGATGCGCGCTGATCTCCCAGCCGTCTGCGCCGATTGCGTCGTAGTTCATCTGATTCACAGCGTTGAACATCTCGCCCATGCGGTTCGTGATGTAGCTGCGCACCGCATATTCAAGACGATAGCTCCGCCCATCCTTGCCGGGAATGACGCGCAGGCCCCGTTCCAGCAGCTTTTTGGTAGCTTCCCGCACTGCAGTCTGAAAGTCATATGTGCCCGTGGCGGTCTGCATCCACGCAAAATCCATGATCTTGCCATAGGCTTCTTTCACCGTGTACAGCTTGCCGTCCGGTCCAGGCGCCCACAGCCCCTCATAGTCCGCGGCAGCTGCTTTTTTCGATACCGCGCCGTAGGCTTCCACCAGCTGGCGCAGCTCCGCGTTTTCCTCGAACCGGACCGTTTCGTCCCGCAGCTCCTCGAACAGCATGTCGATGGCAGCGTCCGAAATTTTCAGCTGCTCGGCAAGCGCCGCCTTGATGGCCTTTTCAGCGAAGCCAAGCTGCTCGGCCCGGTAGATCTGGTATTCCGCCGTGGATGTGATGCCGCCGGCGCCGCGCACACGCCGCACAATGTCCCGCAGCAGTGTCTCCCAAATCGGCTCCGCTATCGCGGCGGCTCTCTTGCGCAGTTCCTCAAGTCTTTCATCGTCATACATTCACTCACCGCAGCCTTTCCACCTCGTTCAGCGTTCCATTGGCGTCCGGCATGTACTTCGCGCGGATCTTCTCCCAGTCTTCCTCGTTCTCACACGGCATATCGTACCGGTGGCCGAGAGCGATCTCCGGCCGCAGATATCCCATGCGTACCAGCTCACATTCCTGCTGCCATTCCTTATCCGGATCGTACAGCACGCCGTTGCCCCAGGTAATTGCCAGCTGCTCCGTTACATCCCAGGCGCTCTGGTCACAGTACCGGTACATCTGTCCGAGGATATCACAGATGCGCAGATACTCCCGCACCCCGTCGAACCAGACGCTCTGCAGGTCCTGCAGGCTGAGGTTGTAGTCTCCGGCCGTGCTGGCGATCTCAAACGCTGTTTTTTCCACCTCCTGAGCGTCGCTCAGCAGGCCGCGCTTGAGCCCGATCAGATTCTCGATGGTCCGCAGATATTCCTGCGACCGGGCTTCGTATGCCTCCTGTCGAAGCTGTGGGCTGAACACGGTGAGCCCGGCGCGCTGCTGGTCATTGGTGAATGCCGGTCCGATGTTCTCGAACACGCTGTCCTCAAGCCGCCGTTCACCATCGGGGCCGCTGCGCAGCATCTCACCTGGCGCCACGATCCGGTGGCGGCCAAGCTCGAACTCCTTGCCGTGCAGGTATTCCATGTGGTCTATGTTTTTGATGACCTGCATGGCCGGCTCGTAAATACTCACGGCGTCCGCGCTGCCGTCCACACAGTTCACCAGCGGTACGCGCAGCACTGCAAGTCCGAGATTCCCCACGGCCCGGGCGTAGGTGTACCGGTCGGGCAGCGCTTCGTACTGCGCCAGACGCGCAAGCGGCACGCGGGTCCCGAGCGAATGGCGGTCGGATGCTTCAAACAGCTTGTTCTCAATGGTGAGATAGCCTGCCGCATCCACGGTGCGCTTTTCCAACAGCGTGTAATTTTTCCCGCCGCTGGTGGATTCTTCCGCCGTGCCGATGCTCGTGATCCGACCGTCGCCGTCCCGTGCCAGGATGACCGCCCTGTTTCGCCGGATGGGCTGAGGGTGGAACACTGTTTTCCCATCCGGGCCAGTCCTGGGCACCGGCTTGACATACACTTCGCCGCCCACCAGCATCCATTGCATGATATCGCTTTTTGCGAGATCCAATCGAGAGAGGTTGGCGTCCATCCATGCGCCTTTGTCCGTTTTCTCTTTGTCCAGGATATCCGATTTGTACTCAGCGAAAACACCCTTGTCCAGCTTATGTACGATGGTATACGCAATCCGCGTACACGGGTCTTTCTTATTCCCGGCCTCCTGCCGGAAGTAGGCTGCGAACCATTCCTTGATGGCGGCATTCATGGCGGACGTGGTGACGTCCGGCGAACCGAAGCCTTGCGCCGTATTTACGACGCTGTTATCCGTCAGTGCTTTCAGTGCTTCGATCAGCATATGCACCACCTCCCTCTACATTTACCTCAACATGCATGCCGTGCCGGAGGGCATGCTCCAGACCGTCCGTATACGCCCGTAGCGTCCGGTATTCCCGCCGCAGCTCCTCGGCCTGACTGCGCAGCCGTCTGTTTTCTTCCAGGAGCGTCTGCACGGCCCAGCTGGGCAGGTACCTGCCCACAAGCCAGTCGCGTAGCTGCCCCATCACGCGCCCCTCCGTGTCCAGATGCGGTTTGTGCCGTATCGCGCCGCGTCTATGTGGTGGTTGTCCGCGTCCACATAGCCGGGCATGACCTCGCCGTCCTTCGCCACCGCGTATTCGTATTCGCTGAACTCTCTGGCCGTATCCGGGCATTTTCCCGGGTCGATGACGATGGCGGAAAGCCCCTGCAGCCACTTCATGGACTGGTTTACGCTGCCGGGCCCTTTATTGGCTTCAAAACACCGGATGCCGCAGTCGCGGTAGTCCGCACAGCTCTTTTTCTCCGCAGAATCGGCGATGACATCCTCACCCTCCGGAATGCGGGACTGGACCAGGCGCGCGGTCTCAAAATTGTTGAGCTTTCGCCGGGTGAGCTCATCGAAGATGTACAGCGTGCGGCGGGCGGCGTCGTAGGACATGCGGTTGAATGCCCACGGGTCCGGGTACCAGCCCCAGTCCACGCCCGAGGTGATCTCGTTGAAAGAGTTGATCTGCGCCTTTGTGATGGATTCCAACCGGATGTTGTCGAAAACCTGCGTACCGTTGCCCACGGCCTCGCCGAGATACTCATGACGGTAAGAGGTGGGCTTCGTTTTCTTCAAAAATTCCGCGTCATCAAAAAATCGCTGGCCCAACCAGTCCCGCGGTGTGGTAAGATATGTACTGTGGTGTACGATCTTGCCCGGCTCCGGCTCCAGTGCATACCGGTTTGCCCAGTTGCGCGCCGCGGCCGGAGGGTTGAACGACAGAAACGTCATGGCGAACTCGCCGCCGCGCAGCGTGGACTGCTTGACGTTGCGGATCTCCGCTTCGCCGGCGAACTGGTCAGCTTCTTCAAACCAGTCCAGGCCGATGTACCCGAACGGCAGCTTGATGGATTTGAGCTTTTCCGGCTTGTCTAGGCCGAAGAAAAGGATCTTCTGGCCCGTGGGCAGGTAAGTGATCTCCATGGGGGACACCGTACACCGGAACTTGTTCTGCAGCCCCAGCGCGCCGATGGCCCACTGGATCTGCGCGTACACACTGTTGCGCAGTGTATTGGCAATTTTGCGCAGCACCACGCCATGACATTGCGGATGCTGCAGAAGGAACAGGATGAACTCCACGCTCATGAAACTGGATTTTGTACTGCCGCGGCCGCCCTTGCATACGACGGTATGTGGCCGCTGTGTCTTGATCTGCGTGTGCAGCTCGTAGAACGCGGGGGACATGCATTCACTTAATTTTGATGTCGTCAATGATCTGTACCTCCTCGCCGGCCGTCTGATCCTCTTTTTGCAGGTCCTTGTATAGCCGAATCGCTTCGACGTCGCCAGCAATGCATTTCTTTATCAGAGCGTCATTGATTTCTGCGCCGACGCCTGCGCTGTATTTGTCCATCAGTGCGCGGATCAGCGCCAGGTAATCTCGCTTGCTCGTTTTGGGGTACGCTTCCAGCAGCATCTTTAAATCCTTAAAAATGTTGTACTGGTTTTCCGTTTTTGCTGCCTCGACAGCTTTTAAAAGGGCGTCTACGCTGCTCTGTTGAGTACGTTTCATTCCACGCATCTCCTTCCTGGTTCCTGCACGGCTCCAAATTTCGCCTGTAACGCAAAAAAGCCCCCAGGTATCCGTCTGCACGGCCCGGAGCTTTTGAGCGGTTTTAAATGGTATACAGGGGAAATTAAACGGTATTCCGCAGCGCGGCGGGCAAGAGGGGCGGATTTTCACCGGGCATGCTTCGCCATCCGGCCGTTTCCGCCCGGTTTTTACCCCTCTATGCCCGCCATGGCCACGGGCGGGGGACGAATCACCCCGCTGCTTTCATGGTTTTCTTGTTCTGTTTAATGCCGGTTTTAAATTTTCTGTAACCCGGCATTTAAATACCCTGCTGCCAAAGTTTTCAACGAGTTTTAACGCCCGTTTCAACTTTTCAACAACAGCCTTATGGCTTCAGCCTCATATCTCCGCTGCGCACTACGCAGCGGGGGAACGGGCAGAGCTTGCGGTCGCCCTGGCCGGACGCCCAGACGCACCGCCGGCACAGCTCTGGAGGATATTCCGGACCGTAGCCCGCGAGCCTGTGTGCGGCGTCACGCCGCAAGTCCTTTTTACGATTCACTGCGCATCACCGTCCGCAGGCCGGATACCGAACCGCACCAGATGCCGTTCGTCTCCGGTATCCACCAGTACGCGCGCCCGGCGCGCATGACGGTCGATCTTCACGATCTGAGCCTCACGTCCCGTCAGTGGACCATCTATGACCCGTGGCGTACCGTAGGCGTCGAACGCTACGACGCTTGGCATGAGAGCAGAAGGGGGACCACATAGGCCCCACAGTGCCGCCTCATCCTGCGGCAGCGGCGTGGGATGTTCGTCAAACAGCCCCAGCAGCCGGACGGCTCCCGGCACTTCCTTGATGGCACGATACAGCCGGGGCTCAAAATCCATCCCAACGAATACATAGCCCGGCAGGAGCGTGTATTCCTGTTCGATCCACTGGCCCCGCCTGTGGATCGGCCGCAGTTCCGTCGGCACCCGGGCGTCAAACCCGGCACGTTCAAGCGCCGCCCTGGCGTCCTGTTCCCGACCTGTGAGGGCCTGCAGCACATACCATTCCATGCTACAGCCCCTCTTTCCGTTTCTTGTCGAGGAACTGAACGACCTGTCTGTACAGCTCCGGCTTTTCGTCCGCCAGTGCAGAGAACACGGACGCCTGTACTTCATCCAGTGCGGCAGACACCACATCCTTATTCTGGATATCCACGCGTTGCTTGTACGCCATAGCGCGTGTCAGGCCGCTGATCTCTTTCAAAAGTTTATCGGCCCGCATCTCATTCCAGTCTTTGTCGGACTTGGACACGAGGGCCGCCATCATTTTGTGGCTGGCAATGCGGGTGAGGATCTCTGCGCTGTCCTGTTCCGGATATTTTTCCACTTCCTTGCGCAGTGCCTCAAAATTTTCCTGAGCAATCGTCAGATCCCGATATGTTTCGCTCAGGCGCTTGCCGTACCGGCTGATAGTGCTGGTGCTGACGTCTACTCCGGCCTGCTCCTCAATGTATGCTTGGATCTCCGGCAGCCGCACCGTACACGTCAGGATCATATTGTCCACGGCGTTTCTGACTTCCGGCGGCAGGGATGCGATCTTGCCGTAGCTCCGTTTTCCATTTAACTGCATCCCGGCGCCTCCTTTACGGCTTTACCAACGGGTCCTTGATATGCCCGCCGATCAGCTGCGTACCCTTGGGCAGCAGCTTACACTCCAGGTCCTCCAGAGGCAGGTCCGATATATGCGCTGGCGTGTGATCTTTCACGGTCCGCACCGCAATATATCCGCTCTCCTGCAGATAGTCGAGCGCCGCGCGAAGCTCTGCCCTTGGAATCTGCTCTTCATCGGAGAGGATCGGGCCGGCATTGCGCAGCCTGTAGTAAGTGCCCCTGTACAGATTCACCATCCGCAGGAATACTTCTGCGGCGTAGCTCATGCTCGTGAGCTCTGTACGGGACTGCAGATCGTTTTCCAACATCTCAGTCTCTCCTCTCCATTAAAAATTTTGTCAGCGCGTCCATCTTATTTTCCAGGCGCAGCATGTTATGTTCAAAGACGTCCTTGCGCAGGCAGGTCTCCTTGACCTCCTTGATGTCCTCGCTGAGGGTCTGGATTTCTGTACGCATTTCAGAACGTACCTCCTTCATCTCTCTGCGCACGGCGTCAATGTCCGTTTTGTGGTCTTTTCGTGTGGTATAGTTCTCGCGGACTTCCTTGATGTCGGACGAATGTTCGTCCAGGCTCTTGAAAATGGACCGGCTTACCAATGCACCGATACACCCCAGCAGCGCTGTCAGGATGATCGTGATGAGCCACCAGGTGCCTGTATCAAAAGTCATTGCCGTTCCTCCTTGCCGAGGGAAAAAGAAAAAGGCATGATCCCCTCGTTGCTACGAGTAAATCATACCTTATCTTTACAACAACCATCCACCACAAAAATGCAGCAAAAAATTGCAACGTTATTCAGTTTCAGGAACATCGAACAGGGAAACCTGGCCGTCTATGGGAGCCTGCCGCAGTTCCCGGATCTTGTCCCGAATGATCGTGCGGACCATACTTTCGCCCAGGTCCCATTTTTTACAAAGCTCGTACACGTTATATCCGTTGTATTCTTCCCGGATCAGCCTGTCTCGGATCGGGATGAGCAGCGTATCTGCCTGCGGGATGTATACCCGCCCGGTGCCGCCGTACACATCCACCAGCCGACGGAAGGCATCCATACCGATGGTCTCAGCAAGTTCATGCGTCTCGCCCTTCAGGTCATCCAGCTGCAGATGGTTCAGCAGCTCATTCCGCATTTGAAGCCGCCTCCTGTTCACGGTGGTACCGAGCGCTGTGCAGATACTCCAGCTCCTTGCGCTGTGTCAGGCTTTTGAGCCCCTCGATCAGTACGCCGCCTTGCTCAAAAGTGAGGAATCGAAACGGCTGAGCAGGAAAACTCGTTATCTTGAACTGTTTGGTGATCAGACCGCACAGACGATCCCGCAGCTGCACGCCCTCCGGTGCCGGGTCGAACTTTTCAAGTTGGAACATGAGGTACCACACTTTTTTCTGCTGCGCCGCACTGACGCCGCCCGGTGTTTCGTCATATTTCCGCGCCCGTTTTTTCTTTGGAGTGGCCGGTGTGCTGCGTCGGCGCAGTTCCGTGAGGACCTCCAGTGCCTCGGAATGTGTCAAATCCTTGACGGATGTCTTGCCTGTCAGCCCCTGCACCAGCTCGTGCAGCGCGTCCTCATGGCTGCTCCGGTCCACCATGCCCAGCTTTGCCGCGATGGCATATATATTTTTGACTTGCCCTTTGTCAATATCCAGAGCGCCCATGGCCGCTCCTCCTTCCTTACTGCACTTCCGGCTGTTCGCCGCTGATGTCGTAGTAGAACTCATCCCGCATGCGGATATATGCCCCGATGCTTTCCAGCAGCGCGGGCGGCTCCTTTTTAAGCGCCTCCCGGTCCAGCGTCTCCGTGGTCTTCACCAGTTCCTTACGGCCCAGGGCCTTCAGCGCAGCGATGGCCTCCGAAACCTTGGCAGGCGCCAGCATCAGCTTGCTGGAGGCGCGGTATCCTACCTTGCCGAATACCAGCGTCCGGCTTTTTCCGTCCAGCTCTGCGCGGTGCGCGTCCACATATTCCTTGACGTCACCCTCCAGCCGCTTGATGCGGTTCTGCAGCGGTTGTGCGTTTTTATTGTAGTCGTCCTTCAGACCGTCGATCCGGCGGTCCAGCTCCACGCCCAGCTCTGTAAGCGCGTACTGGCACTCCTTCAGATCGCGCAGCGCCACATCTACTGCCGTCCAATCCCGCAGCACCGGCTCGCTGGCCACTTTCTTTCTTGCCACTATGTACACATCCTTTCTCAAAATTCCGCCCTCTGCATTTTCCGGGCTTGGGACCGGCCCCGGCCCAATCGGGCAGGGGGCTGCATTACGGCCGGGGCACAGCCCCGGATGCGGCATTTTCTGTTTTACTTTGGCCTCTTCCATTGGTGCGTACTTTTCGACGCACGACCGCCGCCGTACCAAAGCGCCCACGAGAATGTATACTCTTCACCGTCCCCGCAGGCCACCTCACGCATGGCTGCCATCTCCCGAATGTACCATCCGGCGCGCCTGCGAATAGTACGGCTCCTTCGGGACCCAGTTCACACCGTACCGCGCATAAAAGGCGTCGTTGCTCATCTGGAACCACTCGATGGCCGTTTGCAGCGGGTCCAGGCGGCGCTGCACGCGTCCCTCGCCGTCCAGTATGTACAGTGTGCCGCCCACCAGACGGGCGGTGCAGGGCAGATATTTCGTCATGTTTATTTGTTCCATGGTATAGAACACTCCTTTCACAGCTTCATGAGCCTGTTCCATTTTTTATCCAGCGTCTGCGCTTCCTCAAGGATGGCAGACGCATGGTCAAGCACATCTGCCGGGACGTCCAGGATAGACTTGGCTTCGTATGACATCAGCAACTCCACGTACTGTTGCCGCAGCCGTGCGGATTTCTCATGTACACGCTTGGCTTCATCCAGTCTCTTTTGATTCCGATCGAATTCCAGCGCATTCAGTGCCCGTTCGATTTCAAGGTCGTGCCTGAACATACTGTGATTGCACAGCCAGTCGATGACCCACAGTAGTTCCGCCTTAGTACAATTTTTCAACGTCATCAGGAATCCTCCACTGTGTATATCGGGCAGAACCAGCGGGGCAGACCCTCATGCACAAGCTTTTCCTTTGCCCGGCAGAAGCAGATGCTCCCGTCCCGGCCGTAAACGGTATGGGCATGTGCGCAGTACCTGCATCTTCGGTTGTGGCGCAGGCTGCGCCATTGCTGAATGGTCAATCCTATCACGCTCCTCTCCGGTTTTTGCTGCCCATCAAGGCTGGAAGCAGGCCAAGTTCGTGACCTGCTGCCCCCATACCCGATTTGCCGGACAGAAAAACAATCTGTATAATGGAAAGGGGTAATGAAAAATGTCAACCAAAGAACGAAAGCACCCAGCGCCGCCGCGTTACGATGAGGCCTTCAAGGCGGGGGCAGTGCGGATGGTCACCGAGCAGGGGCGGCCCAGCCGGGAGGTGGCCGCGGAACTCGGCATCTGCATCGACACGCTGCGCAGCTGGCTGAAAGCGGCGGGCGCACCATCGCCGGGGCAAGCTGACCGCCAAAACCGCGACGCCAGACGCCTGCGCGAACTGGAGGCGGAGATTCGAGCACTGCGCAAGAAGCTTGAAGAGAAAGACGGGGTCATTGACATCCTAAAAAAATCCGTCGGCATACTTTCCAAACCATAGAGGACAAGTACCGGTACATCCGTACGGCCCGCGCGGGGCCGTCTGTGGAACTTGTATGCCGACTGCTGGAGGTCTCCCGCAGCGGGTACTACGAATGGCTGG